CAGGAATAAAATCTACAGTCACACTAAAATCTGGTGTGAAGAATGGTAGAATCTGTTCTAAGATTTGTGTGCCGTCTTCTGTGTTTCTTACATAGATTGATAATGAAAAATCAAAATTGTAAGGCACAGGAACATATTGTGTTTTTATACTTGTAGAATCTGTAGCAGCAAAATTACGCATCGTTGATGGCAATTTTCTACTTGAATCATAACTCATACCTGTCATCTCAAACGAGATTCTAGGAACAGATGTTGCGATTGATTTAGTTAGTGTTGGGTCAGAAGTTAATCTTACCAAGTATTTTTCTTTTGCGCCCCATGTCAATGGAACTTTAAAAGTTTCTTTTGCATGTAAACCATCCGCAGTATATCGTACAATGAAAATATCATTGAATATTGTACCAAATGCAACAACAATTTTTCGTATTGTTCTGTTATAGAAGTGGTCATTATTTAACATTAATTAGCCTCACCGAATGGATTGTGTTCTGTGAAGTCAATAATCAAATCAGCTTCAGATTGAATTCTGGAGTTATCTACGATATCTTCAAACGCATCATTTTCATGGTATGCGGTATTAGCAACACCAAATGAAGTCCAAGATGCACCGCTTGTTGCGCCATGGACAATAGTATTATTGGCATATGTGCCTTGTGTGAGAACCACGTCCAACTGTCTGTTGTTGGCTGTCCATGAATGTACTACAGCTTGGAAAGTTGAATTTGCCAGACTTGTGCCTTGATACACATATTCATCCATAACATATGCACCAGTACCACCGGCTGCCATAGTAAGGTGTGTTCTCTTGTATGCATCTCTAATCTGACCATCAATTTCTTCAATGCCAGTATGAATAACTTCTTCTGAGAATACATATTGCTTGCACTTCAATGCAAATACATATACGTTGTTTCCACGACCACGGCCTAATGTATAAAACATTGCCTGGTCATTCTCATGTTCAACAGAAGTAATTTCAAAAAAGTTTTGAACCAATGGAATGTAAATTAAATCACCTTCTCTTGGTCTAAAAAGATTTGATGCAGCTGTTACATATTTAAATCTGCGGCGTGATACTAATAAAGTGAGCTCATCTCTAATCTCTAAACCAAATTTAGAAATGAAGTCACCTTCACCATCCATACCTGTGACATTCTCAAGATACATTTCAAGCGAATATGCTTTTGTATATGTCTTTAATGTATCTTCACCATATAGGTAATCTACTGAGTCACGGCTTTCCCTTGGCATGTAATACAAATCCATTCCATGAATTTGCATAGCCTCAATAACCAAATCTTCAACCAGTAATTGCTCACTGGTAATTTGGTTAACTGGAAAATTATTAAAGTAAAAATTGGTACTCATTATTAACCAGTAAATATTTCAGACGGCAAACTACTCATGTTGTATATTTCTTCTTCCATCTTATTTAATTCATCCATTGCTTCTTGCATGATTCGTGGACCATCTAACGTCACGCCACCAGGCATTTGAATACCAGCAAACTTAGAGAGATTTGAACCCCATTGATATTTAATTTTTGCAGTTGCATATCTCTTTAAAAAGATATCATCCCAAACATCAGAGATGCCAACTTTAGTCATAGTGACATTTGTAATATTAGATGTTAATGGTTTTGAAAGTATGATGGTTGTTGGATTAACAATCTTACGAACTTGAACTTCTTGGCCATCTGATAGTTTGATAAAATCATTTTCAAGGATTTCTTGGTCAAACACTGTGGCTGTTCCTGTCATTGTGTTGGAACTTGTTGTGCCAGTTAATGTACCAGTTAAAGTAATTGTGTCCGGTCTCATTGCACGATAACATTCAATGATAACATATTTACCAACAACACCGTCTTGTACCCAATCAATGTCAAGCATTAATTTATTGTGGTGACGATTGAATCTAAACTGTGGTGTGCCAGAGAATAATAAATTCAATGTGCGAATGTGTTGCATAGTGATTTCATATGACACATACGATACAGATGTGAAGTCATAGAGGTCATGCAAACGTAATTGGTAACGCAAGTCAAACATGTTGACTGAAGAATTCGAATCATCAAACGGTTGAACACCAGTCACAAAAATTACTGGGTCTGGGCAATAAATCCAACGTCTATCAATATCTTCTTGTGTGAATTGATGCTTCATGTAAATCTTTTCACAACCATCAAAGTGGTAGTCTTCAAAGAATTGAAGTGCATCATCAATACGGTCATCTACTTGGTCGTCATCTACGTTAATTTGAATAACAGGATGACCAAGTCTACGAAGGCAGTAGTCTTTAAATTGTTGTCTTGTAGCGGGTTTAGCCATGGTTATTTCCTATATTATCTTGTAACGCCTGGTGAAATTGTGGCTATACCTTCTCTAACCCGTGTCTTTACATTTGTAGGGCTTGTAATCAAAACATCATAGACTACTCTGCCTGGAGTTAAGTTTGTTGTGTTAGCAGAAGTCATAGTTAAGGTTATTTTGCCATTTGCACCATCAGAAACTGTGGCTGTAAAATTATTGGCACCTGTAGAATAATAAGACCTACGAAGCTGAGCCGCAGCAGTGTATGAAGATATATTTTGAGCAACACCAGCGGAATCATTAACAGTAATGACTTTTGAAAAATTTGCACCTTGCTCAATTATGAGTTCTAAAAATTCAGAAATTTTGATTCTCCTTGAGGTATTGTCTATTTAGTCAAACAAGCTTATTGGAAATAAAAAACCCTGCCGAAGCAGGGTCGTTGGAAATATTAAAAAATTACCAACCCGCCATAGTTACATATTTTTGACCATCCGCACCACAATCAACAAGGAATTCATCCTTTTGTTCTGCGCTGTAATTTCGGCATTTTGTACGCTTGAGTTCGGTCTCTGTTTCTTCCAGCCATGTAGCTTCCAAAGTGTTTGATTTGATGTCGTGACAGATTGCGGCTAAATAAATCATGAAGTTGCTCCTTTGATGATGGAAAAGTTAAGTACAAGTGCATCAGAAAGTGATCCACCAGAAATGTTACGAACATAAATGTTTGCCCCACCAGCTCCCACGTTTGACCAGATGTTGTAATTTGCTGCGTTCCCTGCGCCTGCGTTAAGAGTAATTAAAAGATTATCTACTGCGGCAATAAGCGTACTATTAAACGTAAAAGCAACTGTAGTAGTTGCCGCCAAAGCCGCAGCATTCATCGTAATCTGACCTGTAGGCTTGTTTAGCGTGACAGCGGTAGATTTTGATGTTGCTTGTGTAACAGTACCACCTGCACCTGCGCCGTAGCCAAGACCTGCAACATTGGTAACAAGTACGTTTCCGCTGGAGTCGATACGCATACGTTCAGATGAACCAACACCAAAAGCCGTATACGCAGCGGAATTGCTTTCGTTGTTATTTATAATGAACGCACCATTCTTATATTTAGTAATATCAACAACTGCTACTCCAGAACCCGCAACATTAGAGGTAATTAAACGCATATTTACGCCAGCAGAAGCGCCTGTATTGGCGTTATAAACATCAAAATAACGAAGCGTATTGCCAGCATCAGCAACGCCGCCAATATTTGCGTTACCGTTGGATTCGATACGCATACGTTCAATGTTGTTTGTGATAAACACACTATTGTTTGCGCCAGTAGCACCAAAATAAGCACCGCCATCCGTATACAAATAAGCATTATTTTCGTCTGTAGTAATAAATTGATTTTTTAATCCAGACCCGCCTACTGCTACTTTATACCCACTAGTTGATGTAACACCAATTCCCACATTACCGTTGGAGTTGATACGCATACGTTCTGTAATCGTTGATGCACCATCAGCGGTTGTACTGAAAACGATTCGACCGGGCATATCTCCAGCGCCAGGCGTGGCATCGACAACGGCAGAAATTTGAGCCGCAATAGCATAGGTTGAGCCGTCCCAAGAATAAAAATTCAATGCTCCAACATTATCACCTGATTGAACAATTGTTGGAGAAGAGGCTGTTCCTCTTGATTTTATAAAAGCAATACCTGGAGCATTTGTTCCATCATTACTTTTTCTGATAGTAACTAAATTGCCAGCGCCCGTATTTGTGCTAAACAGAGCAGAAAGAGGTGTAGCGTTAGTAGGTATTGTTGAATCTCCCACAGTCAATGCTGTGGTTGGCGAAGCAGTACCAATACCAACATTACCATTGAGAACATACAAGTTACCATTAGCTGTTGTGTTACCCTGTAATGTCAATTGTGTTATTGATGAGTTTGCAGGAAACGCAGTGATAGTACTAGTTGTTCTAAATCCTAAATGTCTCACATGGACATTAGAAGATGCAGTTGGTGCTGAAGTAAATGTGATTGTCTTACCAGAAGTTGTATAGTGTACTGGTGCTCTTTGCATCATACCATCAACCATTACAAACAATGTATTGGCATCAGCAGGTGCTTCTGATAGTGTAAATGTGGTTGTACTACCGTCTGGTATAAAATTGTCGGTAGTGAATAAACGAATGTTGTTTGCTAACTTAGAGTAAGTAACAGAACCATCGGCAAGAGTAACTTCATTATTTACATATTGACGATATGCAACATAGATGTTATTTGTTCCTGTTGGAGGAGACTCTGAAAATGTTAGAGTATTACCAGAAACATTAAATGCTACAATTGGTTCTTGTTGAATGTTCTCAACAAATACTTCGAGCTCAGTAGGAAAATTTACTGCTCTACTAAGAGTAAATGTAGTCGTAGAAGCATTACCAGAAAATCTCTGCACATCTGAAAGAGGTGCACTTGTTCTAGTTGGGTCTCCGGTTTGAAGATTGGATCCTAAGTAAGAAATTTTAGTTCGCCTTAATTAAATGACCTGTGTGGCCTGTTTCTTTAATTGTATTTAGTTCTGTTCGTCAGCTGGTTCTGGAGTATTACCTTTAGCAAGCCACTTTAAGTATTCTTCGTTACTTTTGGTATTATGCATTTCACCAGTTGGTTGTCCATCAATCAACTTGATTGCAAAGTCGCTTAATTGTATTAGTTTATATGTAATCATTTTATAACTCCGCTTCTACTGACCAGTGAATTGACATATTACCCGAAGTCGTACTTGTAGCACCATCAACTCTAAGACCAATAGAATTTTCACCCGTTGCATAGTCACTTGCTGCAAAATCACCTGAGCCAGAACGAGACCATCCAGCACTAGCAGCAAAAGGATTATAAGTTGTTATTGTGGTCGGAACGACACGTTTTGAAACCATAAATCCTGTAGAAGCAACAATTGCCGATGCAGTTCCAATATAATTACTAGCCAACAAAGTACCAGAGGTCGAACCAACATTTTGTATCGGTTTAGTTCCTAGTGAAAAAGATTTCTCATAGTATCTTTGACACAAAGCCAACTCAGTACCATATGGGCGGTAATCAAATGCTGTGGCTTGTGTGCCTCTTTCCAGTTGTACACCTGTGATGTAGAAAGTGGCTCCGTTTGTACCGACTACTGATGTATCACCAACAACAGTCTGATAATTTGTTCCAGCCCATGCACCACTGGGTCCTGCATTTGTTGTGCCACCACCTAAACTAAATCGTATTTGTATTCCTGTATTGTTGCTGGTTTCAAAACCTCCACCTGCCATGGTTGTATCTCCAGGAATAGTTATTGTCTTGTATTCCCAAGTATTCGTTGCTGATATTGTGTAAAGAACCGGATAGGCCCGTTGATTTGCACTAGTGCCACCCCAAGCAACCACAAATCCAAAACTACCATTTAATGAACTGCGTACCCAAAAAGACACCGTTATAGAGCTTGCGGATGTTGTGCCCCAGTTTAAGTCAGCAACATTATATCCTTCTATCAATTGTTTAAGTTGATAGTAGTCTGCACTTGTAACTGCGTATGCAGACAAAGAAGTAATGCCTGCATATTTTGTAAATCCATTTGGTGGTGTAACGCTACCAACATTTTGTTGCACCGAATATTTACTCGCTGCACCCGCCTGAATACCTAGCCACCTATCCAATGTATACGTGGCAGCCGGAGTTGTTGAAGCGCCCGCATTCCTCTGGTCAATGACCATTGCACCATTGATGATTCTGTTCTTAAAGCCATACGGAGACCCACGGCCTTCGTAATCTAATGCTTGTGATACTGTTTGAATTCCCATTTATATTCTCTTATTCTTTTGGTTCATCCGCTGGAAGTGGTGTGTTGCCCTCTGCAAGCCAAGCAAGATAGGTTTGGTAGTTTGGGTCTGTTTCAACTTTTAACATTGAAGTTACAGAGCCATCTTCATTTGTTTTGATGATGACATCGTTTCCAGTTGGGCTTTTAGAAAGTTTATACATCATAATTCCATCCCTAAAAATTCAATGTATGTTGTTGCATCAGAATTACCAATCCACCTATATGTGTTATATGCTGTAAAACCAGTACCAGTGATATAAGTCATAACTTGATCCATTGACGACCTATCTAAAGTCATATTAGTGCTAATTGCTCCACCTGAAATTGCTGGAGCAGAGCCTCCTAATGTAATTGACGTTGGGGCCGTTCTTGCTCTGACTGGAAGCTGAATATACCCAGACAAACTAGTTGTTGAAATTGCGTTCATAAGAACTATTGGCATATATGCGCCGCCAAATTGCGCTCCACATAATTTCCAATAGTATCTTTGGCACAAAGCCAACTCAGTCCCATAAGGTCGGTAATCAAAGCTGCTGGCCACTGAGCCTTTTTCTAATGTAATTTCTGTAACTTCGTACCAAACAGTGCCAGCAACTGCGGTATTACCAAGTCCGCCAAATTGCATACGTAATGATATATTTTTTGCGCCAGCTGGGATTGTCGCCGTTGATGTGACTTTTGTCCAAGTTGTAGGTAAACTTCCGTTTGTTATATTATAAACTCCTACATTACCGTCTCCTGAATCAGTAGATGCTAGAGAATCTGTAGTAGTAGTATTGTATTGAAGATAAGTACTCCAATTCAAAAACGGAGTAGCTGTTGAACTGGTTGCTGTTGCTGAAGAAAATCTAATCCAAAAACTCACAGTCACTGTCTGTCCTGCTAGGTCATAGCAGTTATAACTTTCAATTTTTTGACTTAGGTCTATTCGACTACCACTGGCAGCTTCTACAGTGGTTGCGCTAGTTGCACGTATGGCATATCTAGCAGTCATTCCAGCGACTGCACTGGACACTGATACCCTCTCATGGCCGCCATCTTGAAATCCCATTCTAGTCCAACGGTCGGCTGAATAATTACCGGTTGTAGCAAATATACGAGAGGTAGTGCCTCTCTGCCATACTTCAAAAGTACCGTTAATTATACGATTTTTGAAACCAAACGTATTAGCCGCAGAAATATATCCTGTTGGTGCTGTGTTTGCACTATTTGTTCCAAGTAAAAGATTACCAGTGGAATCAATACGCATACGTTCTGTGCTGCCGGTGTAGAAGGTCATGGGGAGGTATGTGCCTGTGCCAACTCGGTTTGATTGAATACGGAAATCCGTGTCTTGAACCATCAAGACACCGCCAAAAGAACCATTACCAGTAGCAATACTTGTGGAATCTTCAAACCGAAGGTGGGCAGTGCCAGCACCTGCGCCAACAGTGCCGTTTGGAATAATGGAGATGTTTGACCCTGAACTTGCCGTACTCGTTTGAAACATCACACGATTAGCAAGGGTCGCATTACTAAAGTCACCAGTGATTCTTGCGCCAGAGCTACTAAATTGCAAATTACCATTATTATCAATCCTTAGGCGCTCAGCACCATTAGTCTCAATAGCTAAACTTGACGCATAACTAGTATCGGTTTGTATTCTATCGGTTACTATATTTCCAGCCATTTTTTATCCTTGTGGCAGTGCAGATTTAATCTCGTCTACTGTAGTTGCAGAATTGATTGCTGTTTGCATCTCTGCATATTTTGTTCTGATTGCCATTATTTGTTCTCCAGTGCTTCAATTCTTGCTGTCAGGGCTGTGATGAGGGCTTGTTGTTCTTGGATGGCTTTGACCAATACAGGTACAAGGTCTTGATAATTTAAACCAAGTTTCCCATTACCATCTGTTGAAACAGCCTCTGGTAAAACAGCTTGAACATCTTGAGCAATCAAGAAAATTCGGCGCACATCATCATGGTCAGTTTTATATTTACCAAATACAGTACGCAAACCAGATAACTTGGATGTAGCCTCTTCTATTGGCGCAATAATGTCTTTCAGCGTTTCATCTGATGCTGTTGTCCAACTTGTCCCTCCTGTATTTACATAAGGCCCTTGAACGCTAGAGCCTGCGCTCCATGTATATGTTTGAATAAAACCACTGTTATTTGCGCCGTTAGATTGAAAATCTATTGAGGCTATTGCGTTTGTTCCGTTAAAACTTTGTATGCTTCCACAAGCTCCAGAAGTTGAAGCCGTTTCCCGCTTCATCCCTAAATATGCCCTGTTACCGGCTGCGCCCATAATATTAACAGCGTATGTGCCAGTAAATAAACTTGTAGTCCCCACCAGCAAGTTACCGCTGGAGTCGATACGCATTGCTTCATTTAAAGAAGAAACATTCGTGCCAGCAGTTCCAGATGCGGCATATCGCCAAACATGAGTTCCGCTTAATTGGTAATAATCAGTAACGAAATTTGTTGCAATGTATTTATAGTTAGTTCCATCAAAATAAGTATTTGTGGATAGATGAGAAAGGCCAGATGAACCCCACAATGATGGCCCTGTCATTTGCAAAACAACACTTCCGCTCCAAGCATTAGGCGTAAGACCAATCCCCACATTACCACCAGTCAACGTCATCTGAGCGGCAGATGGTGCGCCATTGTTATATGCGGAAAAGTTCAGACTTGCAACAGTAGAACTTGCGGCAGTTGTCCATATTCTTGAAGCGTCTGATGTGTTAAATCCGCTTGTATCGTTTAATCCAAATTGAAGCAAAGGAGAGGCGCTTCCACCCGATGTATCTTGAATAGATATTTTTGCCGCACCAGCAGTTGAAGAAACAACAGCAAACTTGCCATATGTACTTGGCGAAGTAGTACCAATCCCCACATTACCAGAGGAGTCGATACGCATACGTTCAACGGTATTGGTACTAAAAATTGTAGGTGCATTTGATATATTATGAATATAGCCAGCACCTGAAGAACTTGGTTCTAAAATCACCCATGAACTTCCTACTCCTGTGTTTGTAAGTTTAAGAACACATTCAGTAGAGCGAGAAAGACTCAGTAATGATGTTGGCGAAGTAGTACCTATACCCACGTTACCATTATTATCAATACGCAGGCGCTCAGATGCAACAGTGGAAAACGCAATGTTTCCGGTGTCAGTTTGTATTGTATCACACTTGATTGTACTTGCCATTTTTTACCTTATTTTGCTTTAAGTGCAGCGATTTCTACTGCTTGTGCATCAACAATTGCTTTGAGTTCTTGGACAGATTTAACAAGCATTGGAACTAAACGTGCGTAGTCAACAGCCCATGATTTTTCTACCTCTTCTCCATCATCACCCTTTGCAACAGCTTCAGGTGCAATAGAGAAAAGTTCTTGAGCAATAAATCCATAATCAACAGTTGCTTCGTCATGTTTCCAACCATATGATACAACACGAATATTATTCACTTTGTCGATTGCTGTTGGAGCATCAACAATATCTTTTTTCATTCTTACATCTGATGAAGTTGCAAGACTAGTTGTTGTATTGTCAAAGTTAAGTCCACCACAATATGTTGCTCCATGGTAAAACAAAATACCATTTCGTGTACCACTATATGTTTTAGTAACGTATTGATATGCTGGCGAGCCATCGGTGGTGTTGGGTGCAGCAAAGAATGTTCCAAGAGTTGATGACGAAGCAGTAGTTTTTCCAATCAGCAAGTTACCGTTGTAATCGATACGCATACGTTCTAAGCTATTGCCAACCCACCGATGGCTCGCCGTTCCGCCAACCTCGTAAGTGAGTAAGTTGCCAGCTTCATGCCTAATGTAAAGCGTTGATTGCGTGTTATCCGTAAGACATAATGATGTACCGTTGGCAGCTGCAATTACCGCCAATTTTGCATAACTTGCTGGCGAAGTAGTATTAATCCCCACATTACCAGAGGAGTCGATACGCATACGTTCTAAACCGACCGTAGTAAAGTACATTGAACCACTAAGCATACCAACCTCAGCAGAGTTGGTTATGTTATCTGAAAACTGCAAGTTCACATCACGTCCAGTAGCTTCCGATTGAATACGAAGTACCGTGTTGGTGCGAATTGCGGTTCCTGTCAGCGCAGAAGAAATAAGTGCACCTGGATTTTGTGATGAACTAGCACTAACATGAAAACGTGTTGCAGGTGTAGTACCTAATCCCAAGTTACCGCTAGAATCAACTCTGAGAGCTTCTGTTGCCGCAGTACTAATCGCTACAGTGTTTGTAGATGGGAAAAATATACCAGTTGAAGTATTACCACTGAAAGTAAGACTTGGTGCAGAGTTGGATCCTGGTGATGCTGTCCAAATACTATTCGTAACATTGAAGTTAAGATTAGAACTTGGTGTTATAGTCAAACCGGTACTGTTGGCTGTAAGTATGGTTACGTTACCAACATTCAATGTTATGTAAGAACCTGCAGCCTGAATTGTATCGGCAATTATTTTTCCTGCCATTTTTTACCTTAAATTATTGTCCAAGTGGCATTATTAGCAATTGTAACGGTTACGTTATTTGCAATTGTTAATGGTCCTGCACTTGAAGCATTATATCCTGTAGTGATACTGACATTTTCAGTGAGTGTACTAGCATTAATTCTGACGATACCATATGTATCTGCGGAAAGATATGGTGTAACAGTAACTTTACTACCCATATATGTCAACTCAATATTCTGTGCGCCTGTTGGTGGTGCTTCTGTGAATACAATTTGACCATTAATCAAAGCATAAGAATCTGTTTTTTGTTTTACACCAGAAACGGATACAATAACAGATGACTCTGAACCTGTTGGATATGATAGAGTAAATGCGGTCGTAGTATCATCACCCGAAAAGTATTCGGATTGAAATGAACCACTTTGAATTTGATTACCTAGATATGACATATTTCTATTTAGTTGGGTTCGTCAGCTGGTTCTGGAGTATTGCCTTCGGCAAGCCAAGCAAGGTAGGCTTGGTAGTCTGTGTTGGCGGGGTCAAATGGAATGCTCCAACCGTCAGAACGAAGTACAGAAATATCTTTGCCATTCATGTTTTTTTGCAATTTGTAAGTTATCATTTATAGCTCCGCAGAAAATAACACGCCACTAAAAATGGTGGTAGGTTGATTTACCGTCAAACCCGTAAATCCAGTTATTAGAAAATCAAAATGCTGTGAAGCGACATGACCCGCATTTACCGTACAACCCGAACCAGTAACTATAGTAGACCAAGGAATATTTTCCACACTCATTGATGTTGTTGATAGAGCGATTGACGGGCTCGTTCTAAACGTAACAGGTGCGTTATAAATTACATTGACGGTTGTGGCGGAAAATGCGTAACCATATAGTCGACCGTTATATCCACCAGCATATTGAAAATACCTCTGACAAAGTGCCAACTCAGTGCCATATGGGCGGTATTCAAAAGATGATGCAGTTGAACCTCTTTCCAACTGGACGCCTGTGACGTAAAAAGTAGCACCTGCGGTTTGCGCCCAACCGACTTGAGATGAAGTTCCTATTTTATTTGTTGCTGCTTGCCAAGAACCAGTGGCTATTTGAAAATTGCTTCCACTTCCCAAATCCAATTTCAGTCGCAAACCAGTTGTATTATTTATTGGGTAAGCAGTTGAACCACCCGCTGTATCACCAGGAATAGTTATAGTTTTATATTCCCAAGTATTAGCAGAATTAATTGTATATGTAAAACTATAAGTTCTAGTATTATCTCCGCTTGCCAAAACACCAGAATATGTACCCGTTACACTAGAACGAACCCAAAAAGATAATGTAACTGTAACTGCACCGGCCCCACCAAATCCAAGGTCTGATACATTCAAACCTTCAATATTTTGAAGGATGTCAAAAAAATCACCAGCGTTTCTTGTGCCAACAGAAGTAACAGTTATACCTAATGCATAAGCAAAACCTGTTGGTACGACAGATGTTGTTTGTTGAAAAGTCAATGTTCCAGAACTAACTTGAGGTGAAAATCTATCTACAGGATATGTGTTTGTTACAGCAGCACCCGCATTCCTCTGGTCAATCACCATTGCACCATTGATAATTCTATTTCTAAATCCATTCCAAGCACTTGATTCTACTGAACCATCTGCAAATGTTATACTATCGCCACCGTATGATACACTCATTTGTTATGCCTTATTCTGTAATCTGTGCCAACTGTTCATCAGTTGGTCTTTGTAATGTTGGGTGTTCCCATTTAGCAATGTAGTCGCCTTTGCCATCGCTATCGTTCTGTAGACGGATAGTGTCCATGAAGTCTGCGTCTTGCAGTTTAGGATAAATTGCTTTGATTTTTTCATAGAGTGTCATCATGCGCTCCTTACCATTGCGGCTTGAAAGTTAACGGTTCCTGCGCCGGGGCTTGTGTTTAATGTTGCTGAGAAATAACAAAAAGACTCAATGTAATCGGTAGACCCATTACAGTAAACAAGCGCTGACATATTAGCTATTCCATAACTCAAGACTGCCGTAGTTGTGCCATATACAACTACAGAGCCATTTTTTGCTATATATGGGCCTACCGATGCGGTTCCAGCGGGTTGACACGTTGTTGTTATTTGGTAATAACCAGCTACGGTTGGAGTAAACCTACTTGACGAAAAGTTGTTATTGGTATCCCAAAGTTCTGTGTCAAATGTTATCTTTGTGTAAACACCGCCGGTCAACGCTTGTGCGGCGGCGGAGTATGCAAAAACCGAAGGGCCATTACCAACCACATTGGTTGCCAACTCTGCTTGAGTAATAGTGGCATCTGGCAAACCGCCAGCGGTTAACCCTGTAAGGTTACCATCACCATTAAGAACTAATGCCATCTAACTGTTCCTTTGTTGGTTGTGCAAGTGTTGGATGTTCCCACTTGGCTATGTAGTCGCCTTTGCCATCACTATCGTTTTGTAATTTAATATCACCAGTTGCAAAATCATATGTTGCAAGTTCTGGATATAAAGAAATAATTTTTTCGTATAGTGTCATCATGCGGCCTTCACTAAGTATCCATTAAACCATGTAGTATTGGCATTAATTGTATTTGTTCCAGATCCACTCTCATACAAATAAAATGAAGCATAATCTGTTGTTCCATTCAAATAAATTAGAGTTGATATATTTGAACCAGTTGCAGTTGAAGTTGTATTATCAAGACCTTGCTTATACATACTTCCATTTTTATAAATCGCACATAAGGACCTACTGAAAGTAGAACCTGCACCCAAGGACCAACAAGCATTCATTTGATAATATCCCGCAATTGTTGGTAAATAAGAATATGCAGGCACACCATTAACAGTACTTCCTGTATTATTGAAATATGATGCAGTATCAAATTCTTCTGTATTACATTGAACAATTGTCCATGTACTTGAAGAAGCTGTGAATGTTGCATTTGGATAAACACTAAACGCAGGAATGTTTCCAAAAATACCTTGTGTTACACCATTTTGTTGAACAGTTAATGCACCTGAACCATCACCATACACTGTAGTACCAAGAACACCTGTGGTTGTTGTATTGATTAATGCCATATTATAAAATCACCCATCTTTGACCTGTTGGAACTGTAACAGATTTGCCAGTTAAAATTGTAATAGGTCCTACAGAATATCCATTCTTACCAGTAGTCAACGTGTATGTGTTGTAAATTGTATTGGAACTTTCAATGATTGCATTACCTAACTGAATGGCTGTGTTACCACTGCCACCTGTTCCAAACATTCCACCAGGAACTCTAGTTAAACTCATTTTATGCTATCTCCAGCAAACTTGTAATTACGTCCACCGAACCATTGGCGCTTACTGTTACTTTTAAAACATCTGCTGCCTGTAGAACAACTTTTTGGTCACCGCCGATAGGAACAAGTGTAGACCCTGTGATTATAGGTGCGTTGGATATAATAGAATAGTCTGTTGCAGAACGAGTTAAGTATACGTTTGCAATAACAGTTGAACCTGACTTATTAGATAAAGTCATTCCAATTAATGTGGTTTGTGTAGCAGAAGGACAAGTGTAAATGTTATTGCCACTTGTTACTATGTTTGCTGAGCAATTGCTCTTAAACGTGTTAGCCATTTAAAATTCCTAATTCAAGTTGTTTTTTATTTAGTCAACCTAATGCAATCGAAAACGCTAATGCCGTTGCTTCTGCGTCAGTAATTCTTTGGTATATTGCACTATTTGCCGTACCAACTAAAGTAATCACGTTGGCAGTTGCAATGTTAGCAGTTGTAATATTTGCAGTTGTTATTTTAGCAATATTTGCAGTAAGTACTTGTGTGACGTTTGCGTTACTGAATGTTGCGTTACCAGAAACATAAAGTGTTCCGGAAATATTACCTGTTGTGATATTGGCTGTTGTTATATACGCATTAGGAGTAACAAGTGTCGCAGATACGTTTGCGTTACTAAATGTTGAATTACCAGTTACTGTTAATGTGTTTGCAAAAGTACCAGAACCTGCAACTGAAAGGTCATCAAAACCTATCGTGTCAAGTGTAATGTTACCAGATACAGTTAAGTCACCAGCAATTGTTGTGTTACCATAAACCGCAAGGTCTGTACCGACATATGCTTTGTTTGTTACATTAAGTGTTGCAACATTGTATGAAATTATAACATTACCAGCAGTCAAATTACTTGTTGTAATATTGTTGCTGTACTGAGTATTGATTGTTGCACCAGTTACAACATTAAGTGTGCCAGAAGAACCACCAACTTCTAATCTTGTGTTGGCATAAAATGTTGAACCATTACCATTGGTAAGAGTATTCGCAACACCAATTAAATATTGTGTTGCTGTTAACCAATGATTGAATGTATTGGCAGTTGTTAATTGGCCTGTATTATTAGCTGCCATTATTCATATCCTTGTCTAACAATTTTAGTAACAACATTTTAATGTCTGACATATCGTTTTCTATTTGAGTCAATCTATTCTGAGTTTCAAGTTTTTCTGCTTGTTCTTTCTTAAACATGTCTCTTTGGACATAGTAATTATTCAAACCAACTCTATCTGTATTTAGAATAGCTTTGGAATGAATATCACGAACAAAGGTCGAGTCTTCTACAGGTACAAAATCTTGACTCATATTATGCGGCCGGTAATGCGATTGCACGAACATCACGGACTTTAGGTACATTTGTTGTATCTGTTCCTGTCATAACAATCTTGATTGAGAAAGTTTTAAATGAATTAAATGCAGTCGTACCAGAAGTATATGTGATTGCGTTATTTGCAGCACCAGAAATACCAGGCGCAAATGTTAATTCACGGTAGTCTTTTTTGTTTCCAGATACAAAGTTTGAGTTACCAATTTCAGTCATCAATTGATATGATTTATTTTCAAATGTGTCCGAATCAGAACGAGCAAGCATTTTGTAATAAACATAAATGTTTGTACCTGATGGTTTGTAACCTGTCAAGTAAACACGCAAATCTCCAGAATCAAAACCATCTGCAAGAGTTACTCGTCTTGTCATATATCTAGTTACAGAATTACCGCCAGTTTTCTTATCTTCACCATTATATGTTGCAGCAGCACCTGAACCACTGCCACCAGAAATAGTAATAGTTGGTGATGTTGTGTATCCTGTACCACCCGCATCAACAATAATACTTGTAATATTTCCTGTTGTTACGTTTGCAACAGCATATGCATTTGCACCTGAACCACCACCGCCTGTTATAGTTACGGCAGCATTGCCACTATATGATGTACCGGCAGTTGTAATAGTAAATCCCGTATTCAACAATGGTAATGAGTTAATAATGTTCTCAACAAAAACACCAGCAAATCGTGTAGTGTCCAAAACAGGAGAAATTGCAGGATTTAAAGTTGTCATTGAAGCCTGCAATATCATTGTGTTATTACCACTTGCGGGATTAAGAACACGGCGACCATTACCATCATCCATTGTGTAATCATCACCAGGATTAATAGGTAAATAACTTGTAGTTCCACCAGTTGTTTTTTCAGATAAGAAAGAATAACTGATAGCAGTATTAGGTAGAGCAATTTGTGAACTTGTTAAATTCAACAAATCGTAAACAGTATTAGATGTTGGTTTATCAATTAAGAATTTAGCAGTTGTTGTTACAGATGTATCAAATACTTTACGATAAATTCTAAACATTATATCAGTTGTCTCATCAGCAGTCCATGTGGATGCATTTTGTGATTTAAACAATGAACCACCATATGGTTGTTCTGATATTTGTTTTCCACTCACCAAATCTAATTTACCAACTTCTCCAACATAAACTTCATATCCATTTGAATTCGATACAAGTACAAATGCATGTTCACCAGGTGACATATAAATTGGAGCATCAAATACAAAGTCTGTGTATTTTGTTGCGTCATTCATATCAGGAGAATCAGACACTTGAACTTTATCTGGTGATAGAGTTACAGTTGCATAAGGGTAGATAACAGTTGACGATGGGTATCCATTAACTGTTGGTCTTAATTGAAGTGTAACTGGCGCAGTAACATGTTTAGATTTAAAGCAAACACGAACTCTCTCAATAAACATACCTTGCGAGTATTGTGTAGGAGATATTAAGAATGATTGAGCCAGAGGATCATACCAACCCATGATTGGTGAATCAAGTTTACTTGTCGTTGTAGTAACTCTGCTATCATTAACAGAAGTTCTTTGAACAGTTGGCTGAACAGTTGAAACAATTGTATTTTCAGTTGTTTCTAAAATACCTTGTGCAAAGAATGATGCATCACCGTTTGTAGTAGAACTGGCAATATCTCCAGTTGAAGAATCAATCAAACGGAATTGTTTTTCACCCACACGGAAAGTAGATGCGGGAATATTAAAGACACCAACTGTGTCACCAGAACGAACAGTTGTTAATCTGCCGATAGAATAAACAGAAGTTGAATCTGGTGTTGTGGACCATGGTGATGAAATATTTGCCGTTCTTGTCGATGCAGTATAGGCATTCATCGTTCTTTGTTGACCTGCACCAGTACCTGACGTAATAGTAATTAGTGTACTATTAGAAGTATTTGCATACCAAGTTTCATTGACTGCACCACTTGCGTGATTGGCCAAAACAATTTGAGATGCAGTTGCAGAAACAACAGAACCAGAATAGTGTTCATATCCATTAAACTTCACAGATGTGCCAGAAACAGTACCTATCAAATTTCCACTAGCAATATTCCATGATGTTGATGCATTAACGTTTACAACAAACGCATAGTTATTGGAAGTTTTTGCAATAACGGCCGTACCATTTGAAGTGGCGGTTGCGTTGTTGTAAATCGTAACCGTTTCAGTATTTGCAGTCTTCGTTGCATAATTCAAATTATTTTTTTGCATGACGAATCTGTTGGCACGGGTAACGTACTGTTCAACAGAAGTTCCATCAAAGAATGGATACATTATAGTATCTGGTTTGAAATCTGAACCAACAAACAATACATTCTTTGCTCTCATGTATGGTATAACTGAAACGTCAACAATACGGTCACCAATAGATTTGGTGATTGTTTCTGGAACAATTTGTGACAATATACCTGTTCTTGTTTGTGCTGCGGTAGTAGTTGTAGTTGTTGAATTTGTGCCAATTACACCATATCTACCTAATGTATCATTTCTGATATACAAATTAGGATTGTAAGAATTGGTAGACGAAACAACTTGTGGTGTTCCACTCCAAACAGTATTCCAACTTCCCCATTCATATGTAAATGCGGATGATGAATTAACTACGTTATCAATTAATGCCCATGCGTCTTTGTCACCACCTAAGTTAACGATAACATCAGGCTTCTTAGTTGTATCAACCCAAACATCAGATGGTGGATTTAAACTAATTTTACCAATATAATTAACCACGTTGAATGGGTTAATGTTAATAGTCTTTGATGCCAATTTCTGGTCAACAAAAGCAGTATTTGATGAAGTAACTGTTACATATGGACCAGTTTGTAAATAATTGGAAGAATTGCTTGCATCAAATGTCAACATTCTAGATGTGATGTTGAATGTTGGACGAAGTTCTTTTATTTTTGGATCAATAGATGACGCATAATCTAAAGCGGTTACGTCAGCAACTGAATGTCCTTTGAATGAGTCAACGATAATACCATTCTTAAATCTTTGTAAGTTTGAAGAATAGTTAGTTGTTGTATCTTGTTTATTAACTGCATCTTGTTCAAGTAAAGATAAAGATGTATAGTATTCAAGGTTACCAATACGAGAATCAAGAGAACCAATATCACGCATTGTGTAACGGCGATTGTTTATATACGATACAGCAATATCAGAAGTATTCGCAACATAAGCAGGTTCAGTTAAGATATAAAGATTCATCGAATCAGTTTTATCTTTTGGAACTAAAGGAGTCAAAGAAGGAATGCCTTTGATAACTTCAAAAGTTTTATTCTTACTCAATACAACTTTATCAATTCTAGGTAAGTAATATGAGAAGTCTAGGTAAATGTCTGAACCGTATTTTGGAATCTTAGGACCAGTAGTTGCTGGATCAACGTCAAACAATACTGTTCCAAAGTTGGCAGCAGTTGCGGCTTTACGAACAGGTCTAAAGTCTAATACATCACGTAATTGATATGTCTTATTCGCACTGGTCGAAGCATATGAAGGTATTGTTGAGTAATTTGGATATGAGTCTGCCGTAAAGAATCCTGCACCAGATGATGAGTATGCTTTATAACGAACAACAATAGGTCCGACTGGCGCAGCATAACCAGATTTCAATTTGATACCGGCATGGTCATAGGAAGAATCTCTTTGACCACTATCTAATGTGTAACGTGAAGTTACATCTGTGTAACCAGTGTTTGCAATTGTACCACCATTGAAGTCATAAACAGAAACTAATTGGAAAACATCTGGAACATAAATTGTTTGCACAGTATCAGGTGTTCTGATAACGTTATTTGCTTGAATTGTTGTTTGTCCACTTGATGCATAAACAATAGCACCACTTGTATTAACTACTTCACCGCTAGTAGTTTGGATTGCTGAAGCTTCAGACACAAGGGTTTTAGATTTTGCTGGACTACCAGATGCCAATGTATAATCGATTGTAGCAATAATGTTAGCAGTCATGTTGTTGGCATTTGCAACAGTTAACTTTTTAGTTGTAGTATTAACTGCGGTAATGTTTGCAACAGGAACAGTTTGATATTGAGTATATGGTGATGTACCCACACCAGTTACAATAACTTGGTACTTGTCTGCAATAAATGTAGATGTAGTTGCAGAAGAAAGGTTTGCACCCGATTCTAATGTTAATGTTGCGGAATCTACAGTAGTTCCTGTGCCCGAGAAAGCCACGTTTTCATATAGTCTTCTGTAACTATAAGAGAAATCTGCGATTGTACTTGGCGCAACATATTGTTGACCTAAAGTAATCAATAAAGGTTCAAATGAAGAATCAGTTGTGAACGCATCAACATAAGTTGATGTTGTATCTTTTGAACGATTATCTAAGTTTGCAGAGGCAATTCTAGTTAATCCGTTAATGGTTACTATAGACTCACAATCATTGAATTCAAAATCGATTGCAAATTGAGACTGTGAGTTTAGTGTTGTAGTAAATGCAGATGCGATAGTTAAGTTACCAGTTGCACCATTATGGTTTGTAATAAACTTTGGAGATTCACCTACACCTGGACCAGAAGTAATTCTAAGTTTTGCACCTTTATATGCTTGGTCAACAGTAGAATAAACAATACCCGCAACAGTATTACCGATAGTCACAGTAGTTGTTGTTGCGTTGGTAGAATATGTGTTTACGTTACCTACGATAGATGTGTTGACATTTATATCAAATAAGAATGTTTTGTAGGCAGATAAAAATGAGTTTGCAGTATTTGAACTAGAGTCATATGAAACTGATTTAACTCTTGCAGTACCAATTTTTGTATTACTAATAGAACCGGCAGATGTTAAGTTGATTGATGCGTTTGGAACGCAATGTAAATCAACCGTAGACAAATGGTTAATTGGCCAGTTGCCATAATGTCCAGTTGTGTAAACAAAGTTACCATAATCACCAGTTAGTCGTTTATTGTTAACGAAGTCTGTAGTTCTTGGTTTTGGAATTGTTATTGTTGTTGGTGAAGTAGTTTCATACTCGTAACCAAAAACATATGCCTTACCAGGAGACAAAATAATGTCCATGTTAGCAGTATTGGATGGATTTGTCTGTAAAGAAATTAAGAATGGACGTACAGTATAGTTACCAGATTCATCATATGTTCGTCTTGCTAATGTGTCTTCAAAAATAGCAGAAACACCTGCATCAGCAGTTCTTGTAGACTGTCCATTAACCACTCTAGACAATTCAATAAATTGAGTTGTGTCTGTTGAGTCTAAAGTTCTTGTTGCAAGAACCAAATCAATTTTAAATCTGTCTGAGCCAGGCGCTTGATAGTTTGATGCTTCTTGTGCAGGGTCTAACAAACTGGTGTCAGTTGTAGATTTTACAATAGATTCGGTAATTTCAAAACCGATTCGTGCATTTGAAGTTGTATTGCTGTATTTTGAAATGGCAATAGTCTGTGCATCACTCTTAATAAAGAAGCCTTCATAGAAGAACACACCTGCTGTAACAGAGAATATTTGACCAGAACCAACACCAGATGTTGCAATCGAAGCATAATATGGTGATGTTTCATCTGTCTTAATTACATCACCATCAACAAAAGATGATCCATATAATTGCTTAACCATCAATGTGATTGGGTCGCCAGTGCCTGAATCAGCAGCATATGCCTTAATAATTTCACCACGTTTTGATTCATCATTTGAAAGTATTGCCATGCCAGTAAAATTGTTGGCAACAATATCATTACCCAAATAGGTAGAATTTAATTTGATATATGTACAGTCTTGTGTGAATGTTTCAGCGCCAGAAACAACTCCACCATTTTTATATGCTGCACCACCAAAGCGTTCAGATTGTTTCTGAAGCATGGTTTGAAGTTGTGTTAACTCTCTTGCTTGAACCGCATAACCTGGCTTGAATAAAACACGAAGAAATTTCTTATCCTCGTCATAATCATCATAGTAAGGATTTAAATTAAAATTTGTATTCAGTGTCATGAATTATTTTTTCCCTTAAAATTTAACGACAAATTTGAGATTCTCAGATTGTCCATCAATTCTTTGTGTTTTCGTAATGTTTTCAACATATATTATATCGCCAGCATAAGGTTCAATTTCTGGATAATCAATATTGACAGCTGTTCTTCCTGTCGGATTAGTTATCGTGCCTTTTAAAGGACTACCTAATGTAATTGTTCCTTTTACTTTAGTTAATCTAATAACAGTAGATGTAAAATCATTTACATATCCAGAAAAAGAAGCGTTTGCAGAATCTGTTCCTTGATAAACTAATTCATCTAAGGAATAATTTGTTCCTGCAATAACAAGTACATCAGTTGTTTGTGATATCACAGAATTCGCAACTGCTGTAGCTTCTTGTGTATTAGCGCCATATTTATACGGGTTTACCAAGAGACCGTATTGTCTAAAGGTAGTATTTGCAGAAATAAGTCCACCTTCTGTTGAGTCAATTTGACCCATTCTCATTGCAATCATTACATTTGATGCACCAAGTTCTTTTGCAGAATTGTATCCATGACCATAATTTTGCGGTAGAATTGTTCGAGCAGTTGCTGTATTTGATGTACCATAAACATATACATTTGCTCTAGTGTAACTTCTACCATATGACGTTACATCAATTGCAGCTATTTGATTGTTTGTTACATTCGCAGTCGCAACAGCACCATAACCATCACCATAAATGTAAACTCTTGTTCTGACGAAAACTGTGTTTCCAGAACCACCAGCATTTGCACTTGTTACCGATGATAATGAGATTCTATTGTTCACAGTATCAACACTGGTAATATATGAGCCAGTAGTTATTCCGTTACCAGATACTGACATATTCGCAGATATGTTTATGGTGTTTGCAACAGAAATAATTGTGCAACCAGAAGTAAATGATGGTACAGTAATGTTACTGTGATAGTAACCAGAACCAGAATTTGTGACTGTGATAGTTGTTAATTCACCATCAACAACGGTTGTATCAGTTACATCATAATCTAATCTGGCTGTTGAAATTGGTGCAGGAATCCATTCGTCTGTCAAAAATCTATTAGATGGTTTAATGTTGTACAAATACTTCCAAAGGTAATTATCTGAAGTAAGAATAACACCATTTGAAGTTAAATTTTTACCTGTCGGTTCAATTGTTGAATTCGCTGAGACATTGTTTGCCAAGCACTTATATACATTACGTTCAGAATTGATTACGTAAATTGGCTTTAAGTTTTGAGTTGTGTTAGATGAAAGCAATTCAGACATTTGAATCAAGTCATCAAACTGTCTGTACTTTGTATTTGCTGTCCAATCTACTCTAGGTGCAACAAGTTCTAATTCACTACCAGTAACTTTCTTGGCAGCGTACATGTTGTCCCATATTGATTTTTCCATGGCAACAGCATCGGTAATATCATCTGGAGAATCTTCGTTTGTCCATGGAATATGATTTCCGATAAACACATAACCCACCGTAGCTGGTTCTGGTTCATAGAACGATTCTTTAAACTGTTCAGCGTTATCAAACGCTAATTTTTTATAAGTGTAATTCGTTGTCATGTTTCTATTTATCTGTCAGATTAAACATATGAAGTTACTCCAATTCCATATACAAACCAAGTGTTTGCTTCAACATGATTTAGTGTTGCAACACCATATGTCGTAACATTTCTTGCAGCTGATGTTGTATTGCCAGCAAAGTATAATGACACATCAGTATTTGGTGATATAGTTACATTAGCACTTGATGCTGTTTTAGAAATAATCATCACAGTTGTTCCATTTGAAAATGCAACATTCGCTGTTGTTGGAAGATATACTGTTGTATTACTTGCAGTTGTATAGTAAATGTGTTTACCAGCATCAGAGAGTGCTAATGTATAATCAGATGATTGTGGATTTTGCGTTAATATTTTTGTATTTGCCTGATTGAAAGCGGCTTGTGCTGTAATGTTTGCAGTATTAGCCTTATCAAATGCTGCTTGAGTGTAAGTTGTATTAGCAAATCCTGTAATTGCAACATTAGATGCACTAATAATACGGCCATTGGCTGCCAAGTTAAATGTTGCAACAGAAATTGTATCACCATAGAATCCTGCCGAAGTTGCAATGTTCGTAGTATCTAAATTTGCCTTATCATATGCAGACTGTGCTAAGACGTTTGCAGCATTAGCCTTTGTAAATGCAGCATCAGTTTTAATGTTTATTGTGTTTGCCCAAGCGTATGCTGAGTCTAATTTAATATTTGCGGTGTTAGCAAACGCATACGCAGATTCTACTTTAATGTTTGCTATGTTAGCAAATGCATATGCAGAATCGGCCGTTATGTTTGCAGAGTTTGCTTTAGTGTACGCAGAGTTTGCTTGTGCTAAAGCAAGAGGTGCAACATTATCAATATACAAATCTAAGTTTGAAAGACTTATTTGTTTTGTTGTAAATGTTCCACTAGCTTTATCGACAACAACAAAAACGGTATTTGAACCGTTTGAGCTTGGTGTTACTAATTCTGGTAAAACTGATATTTTTGTAGAGGCCATTTTTTATCTATCCTATGATTCTATGAGCAAGGAGAATTCGTCTTCTGTTGTTATTTCTTCTGAAAGTTCTGTAGTGATTGATGAATATACAGTATTCATAACCACCATTTCTTCATTGTTCGCAGTAATTGTAAATGCACTTGTAACCGCTAGATTGGTATTACTTATAACACTTGATATAACTCTTATCTGAGAATTAACGGCAATATAAGAACCAATTGTTATCGCACCAGAGCTAGTTGCGACATTGAATTTGGTATTTGTACCTGTAACATAGATGCTACCTGTTGCAACATTAACTGTACCAGAGATACCTGCAATTTTAGCTTTTGCAGTTTCTGAATCTCTGGATACTGGATCATTAATGACACTGATTTTGTTCAACTCAGCATATGCTTTGAATCCAGATGGATGCAACAATTCTTTAAATATCTTTTTGTATTTAGCAAACTCAGTTACAGATGAAGTCAAATAAGAGTACTTAACATAGTAATCTTTACCTTGTAGCCTCTTATCATATGATGAAAGAATACCATCCGCACTTGTCCATCTTCCTGCAAGTGTTTCATATGTCGGATTCAGTGTGGCATTTGCAAGTGCTGTACCATCACCTCTTGTTGTTAAGTCGATTGTTGGAACAAAGATGTAACCAGCACCTGGATCAATAATTAAAATTTCTTCAATCTCACCGATTCGTTTTGTTCCATAACCTTCAATATTTTCACCATCACCCATGATACTATGCACAGTGATGTTTGCACCAGAACCTGTATTAGATGAAACAGTTACTGTCGGTAAAGCATCTTGTCTGTAACCTTGACCACCAAGTAAATATCTATTAACATGACGTATTGGTTTGTTTGTAACAGCCGCAGTGAAAGATGTGTTTACGTTTAATGAATTTGCAGATGCGATTACGTCAACTCTTTTAATTTGATCCGCAATCATAATCTTATCACCAATTTGCAACTCGGTATCAAATGCGGTTGAGTATCCTTGCACCATAACATTTGATGCAGAAGTAACAGACACATTACCAGAAAGTTTAAATGGTAATAATTTTACACTTGTAATGATACCATTCAATAGAGTAGTATTTGCAATAGATGAAACTTCGGCTGCAGCACCAACACCAAATGTCATTGGTAAATTTGTAAAGACTAATTCGTCACCAACTGCATAGTTAGAACCACCAACATTGATATCAAATCTACCAATAGAACCGAATGTATCAATCTTAACGGGCGTTGGTGTCGCTGTTGCACCTCTGATTGGAATAGTGTAAACAGCAGGTTCCGCATTTAATGTTGGTGATGTAGAGACAACAGCACCCGCAGCAACAATCGTCACATTAGAGATTGAACCGATTGCTGTATATGAAACATTACCAAATGCATCAATCAAACGAGTAGATGCGTTAGTAGAAGCAACATTACCTGCGGTACCGTAACTTGCCGCAGATATTAATGTTGAACCAATATCTGAAATAACGTCAGAGAAAATTGTAAATGTATTTGGTGTATTTGCACCAGAAGTATCTACAGATGCAATAGCAAAATCTAAAACTACTGGATCATATCCAATAGCTGCAATTCTTCCTGGTGGTTGAAATCCTGCGCCACCATTATTGATTCGTGTTCTGTTAATTACACCACTAAAAATTTTAGAGATGGTTGCAGAGCCTGGTTGGTCATTAGAACCGGTACTGATAAAGACTGGATCACCAACATTATAATTCGAACCACCATTTAAAAGATTGATGGATTGTAATGAAGAAATACCGGCAAGTTGAATGTCAATTAATGTGCCATCAGAATCAATATAGCTGGTGTGTATCTTTTCACCAATATTGAATTCACCAATCAGTGTTTTATTGTTGATAAACAACTCAACAATTTTTCTACTGTTGACTAATCGACTAGAGAATTTTTCGGTAATTGCAGTTGCACCAGATGTTAAGCCTGTCACTTTACGATTGACAAGTTTGCTATAATCTAATGTATTGTAATGTACTTTAATTGATGCACCACTCGCAGGTGCAGTTGTGAATATTAATTTTTTAGATTCTTTTCGTATGTAATAACCACTTGTTTGAAGTGCATCATTTACATATACTGTAACATCATTAACTTCTTGTAGAATCTTAAATTGTTTTGTTGTGCCGTCAGCTGTGTAATATGAAATTACATCACCAGAAACTTTCAATACGTTTTCAACAACCCAATTACCACCAGATGCAATCAGAACATCATTGCTTGGATATTTGAGTTCCAATTCTTGACCAAACAAGAAGCGGTATAAAAGTTTAAATGAAGACTCTGTACCTTTTGCAAGATACATTGGAAGTACATTTTTAATTAATGTGCTTTTCTCAATCTGCATGTCTTTTGGAAACAATGCTGCAAATGTATTGAAAAACTGTTCTTCAAAATCGTCAATAGATTCATCAACATCAGAAATGTATCTAAGTTCTTTTCCACGTTTTGTTAAATCATTTATTTCTGTACCTTGTTTTGTTTCAAGGTACTCATAGTAAGCTTCTAAAAATGTAATGAATAGAGGATACTCGTCCCGAACAAATTCGGGAACTTGTCTATTAATCAGTAAAGAAGTTTTTTGGTCAATCATTGGATTGCAGTCAATTCTGTTGCAATTGCCGATGAGTCATCAGAATCAATTGTAATGATAGTATTTTTTGTTGAACGAATGATGCCTTTTTCTGACTCAATAGTTAGACGAATCAAACCATCAGTAGTTAAAACAGTCATAACTCTTAAATCATTTAGTGTCACTAATCCTGTAGAGTAATTGATTGTACCTATTGCAGGATTAATAATCTGTCTTTCGGCTGATGTGTTATAGAAAATTGTTCGTAGTGTACCAAATTTTGTATCAAGTACTGGAAATGCTGATGCACCATAACCGTTACCACCAGTAATTGTTATAAGTGCTTTACTGTATTCTTGACCACGATTTGTTACGTTGATAGATTCGATTTTACCATTAACAACAACTGCAACAGCAGTAGCGCCATAACCATCACCAGTAATTGTTACTGTAGGTGCAGTAGTGTAACCAGAACCACCAGATACAACTTCAACACTACTAACTCCAGTATATGAATCTGGCACTTCTTCAATTTGAACATTTCTAAGAATACCATCATTATCATATTCGGTAAATTCTGTTGAAGTCAATTTATTTGTAACTGTGCCTCTATATAACTCACTATGAAAATTAATTTGATATGTTGATGCAACACCTAAATTAGGCTCAAATCTTTTTTGTAGTTTCAACGTACATTCAGAACCAACGATAGCATTTAAGTCAACTGAATCAATCGCATCTTGTAACTTTGATAAAACCAATGTTGAATCAAATTTGGAAAGATTGGTTGTGTTATATAATAAAATTGCGTTCTTAATTGAATTTTTTATTGATTCAGAACTTTGTGATGTTTTACTTTTGTTGTATTGTACTTTATTTTCCAACAACAAATACAAATATTCTGGATCAAGAATAATAGTTTCAACGGCAACAATAGATTTTGGTTTGATGATTTCATCAATGATTCTTTGTTTCTCAGTTTCAGAAATATAATAATTTGTTTTTGGTTTTAAAGACAAAAATACTTTACCATAAACTGGAGGAGATTCTTCTTCACCACCCCAAACTGATAGTGAATCAACTGATGGATAATTTTTGATTATGAATAACTCATAATCTTTTGTAGTGATTAAACGATTCTGTGTTGAGTATTGTGCAACAGCTGAGAATTTGATATCATCAACAGTTTCACGTTCCGCACCACCAGCCGCTGATGAAATTGGTGTGATTGTAAAATTAGTTAATGATTCACTTAATGAATCTGATAAAGTTGAGGTCGCAATAAAATTATTTGCTTTATTTGCATCTGTACCATTTGTTAACAAGTAAGTTACACTAACCACGCCGCCATCAGGTAAACTTTTTCCAACTGTATTATTTCCAAAATAAATTTGATATTTTTCACCCCTAGACTCTTGCAGGTAATAAACTTCGGATGTGGAAGTAATGTCTAAAATATCAGTGACTAAACTATAAATCAATACTGATGTATTACCAACTGATGGAGAAATACCAACTTTAATTGTAGAAGTATCAATATTTAAATCTGGTAAAGTAAATATTTGTTTTGGGTTTGTAGTTTGGTTGTGTATAAAGCTATAAGTAATTAATTGGCCTTCTGAAATATTTAAATTTTCAAAAGAAAAAGAACTATTAGCTTTTGTTACTGTTGTATCTTCCAAAACAACAAAGTTATAAGATTTGCCGTCAATTTTATTTGAAAGGAAAGAATATCCTGATGGAATTGTTAATGTTGATGGTGTTGATGTTGATGAATTTACTAAAAAATTAATTGTTGCAATTGGTGCCTTCATTGAGTGTGGCACATAACCCAAGGCCTTAGCATGAGAAACTACTGAGTCACGAAGCAATGCGGTATCTAAGAAAGATTCATTTGCAACCATATTAAGATAGTAGGCATTGTAATGTGTGTTATATGCCAAAATATCAAGCAATACATTCAGGCCTGACCCTTCAAAGTCATAGTCTGTGAATTCAGATTGTTGATTTAAAAATGTTTTTAGGTTTAACTTGATAGTATCAAAATCAAGTTCCGTAACTCTTAAACGGTCTGCCATGTTATCTAATTCTCTCTAAAAAGAAATTTATCGTAATTGGATTTGTATTATTAATTACAAAGAATTCAAGATTTAATTTATATCTATTATTATCTGGATCAGGTGAAGCCGTAATAGTTGAAACGCTCACTCTAGGTTCAAAATTAACTATAGTCTCAACAACAGCTCTTTCTATTTGAGCTGCAATAATTGAATCTATATTTTCAAATAACAATTTACGAATATTTGACCCAATTTCTGGTTGGAATGGCTTCTCGTAATGATTCGTTAAAATCAAATTTTTAACAGAATTAATTACCGCAAACTCAGCTTTGTGAGTATTAATGTCTTTACGAATTGGATGAATTGCAAAATTCAAATCCAAGTCTCTAAAATTTCGTGTGGAATCTATGTTAGTCGTGGCCATATTCTATTTATCTCATCCGCCAGCAAAAACATTTGATGAACCTGCTGCAACTGATGTGCATCCTGACAATGCATCACCAACTCTTCCTGCACCTTTTCCATTAACAAAAACAGAACCAGAACCTGATGCAATTGGTGCTGCATGGGAAGGACAAGGCGCACCAGGTAATTTGTGTACAGTATTTACATCACCTTGTCTTGACCAAGGAATGCCATTAACAAATACATTTCCAGAACCTGCGGCTCTAACCATTCCCGAACAATGTGCGGTATCGGCATCTCCTATTCTTGTTGCAGCTGGCATATTTTTTACTTGTAATAATCTGTCATAAAAGAACGAATGCCTTCCCACTCATTTTCTATGTCGTGTGTTATTTGAAAAGTGTCTTGTCCTAAATCGTGTTTTACTGTTATCAAATATGTTTTTGTTTGTATTGCATTAGTATCTTGTGCAACTTTAAATAAATCTTTTTTTGGTGGAACATTAGCTACACCTGAAATCGTTGAAGGTGATTCTATTTTATCACTACTTCCTTTACTTACATAAGTGAAGGTATCGTTAAATGGATCTTTATACGTTCCAATAATAGAAAGAGTATTTACTCCTATTGATTGAATTGTTACTTGTTCTGATTGTCCTAATAAAATACCAGATATAGAAGAAATGATTTCTGGCGTGGCAGTTGCAACAACTGTAGAAGATACACTTTTGTTTGTTCTAGTTGTTTTTGGTATTATAGTTAATGAAAGACTAACGGCCATTAGTTTCTCTTTTCATTAATTCTTGTAATCGTCCATTCCATTTGTCTATTTCTTCGTGTTCTTCATGTGAATGTGGTGCATCTGGAATCTCAGGTATAAATTTAATTACATTATCAAATGTTTCAGGTATATCTTCATAGTTAGTATAAGTTTTTAACTCACCATCCACCAACAAAACAAATTCGTGAGCCATGTTAGTTCAAATCAATCCTTGGTGCAGTTACTTTAAAGTTTCCACCAGAAGTCCATGTTGTTGTTCCGCCAACGTCCATTTTGAAATTGCCACCTACTGTTGAAGTCATATTACCACCAATTGTTGCTGTGACATTCCCATCTACTGTGGCATCCACATTACCATCAACTTGTGCGGTTATATTTCCATGAACTGTCGCTTCAACATTCTTATCAACTAACAAATATACATTTTCTTTCACATAAATTTCAGCATCACCTTGAACTGTAATGAGGCATTTACCCATAATGTAAACTCTATCATCACCCATTATAATTTGATAGTTGTCTTTAGTTACCTTTTCAACTTTGTCTCCATCAGGAAACCATTCATTGAAAGAACCATTTCGGTGTGCAAGGTGAATTCGTTCAGCCTCTGGAGTATCATCAAATTCTAATAAATGACCAGATTCAGTTTCAACAACATTATTATAGGGATAAACTGTATTGTAAAGTGTTTCTGGTTCATCCCAAGTATCATTGACAGTTTCCACACCAGTTACAACATTGTCAATCCGCTCTTGTATGAATGTTTTGGTGATTGTATCTTCATCGTTTCTTGCAATACGAGAAGTTGTTGGCTCATCTAAAAGTTTAGGATATGATTCTGCTTGGTCTCTTTCAATAACTTCAATACCTGTTCCGTCTGTATTATAAGTTTTTTCTTTAGGTGTTTTGGGAGCAGTTGCTAATTCTTCCTCAGTTCTTGGATCATTAAACGCTTTTTGTGGGTTTGACTCTTTTAATGGTATACCAGGAAATGCACCAAACATAATTGGTTCTTGTGCGTTTTCTCCGTCTGCAAAAAATCCTACCACCATATCACCTTCTTTTGGTACATAAGTGTTTGTGTTGTTTAAAGGCATAACAGGAGTTGCCCAAGGAAGATTCTCAGTTGGCAAATCCATTTTATTTTCCGAGTGCCAACCAATGCATCTAACTTTACATCGACCTAGTTTAATTGGATCTTGCCTATTTTCAACAACACCAATCCACCAAATAAAGCCGGCCTTGCCAGCAAAATCATATGAATCACTTTTTCTTTGCATATCAATATTCCATTATCTCTTGTACTTGTGCAAAATTACTAGATGGTATGAAGTCATTTCCAGAAGAAGATGATGCAACTTCTATTATTGTTTCATGTTTCTCAAAACCGATAACATGTCTTGAAGCAATAATTATATATTTACCACTCAAACTCTTATCTTCTTCATTATTATTTTTTTCTTTTTCACCAAAAATAGGAGCTTGTACATTAACATTAAATCCTGAGGATAATTGAAAATTACCAGGCATAACAATTTTTAATCGTTTAGACATTAAGTTACCAATAATTGCTTTTCTTTGAAAAACAAAATCTTCAAAAGATTCATTTGTTGAAATAGAAGTAGGGTCGTTTTTCTTAATATATTCACTAAATTTTCTTGCAGCGCCAAAAATAGATAAAGATTTTCTAGAATTAAAATTTTGTGAATTTTCTTTTCCGTCTCTATTTTGAATAGATGTAAAATTGGCTGTATCATTTCCATGTTTCATATTGGAGTAATGGTCATTATAGTTTATTAATTTTGTTTCAATAGTTCTAGTTATTGGGTCAAAACCAATAAATGTGCCAGCATTAACACCTGAACGTGTTCTCTCAATTAAATTTGTCATTGATAAAACTTCAAAGCTTTTCGCACCACTTATTTCATCTAAAGGTGAAGAATTTGATAGATTTTTTGTTAAAAATTTAATATCCAATATTTCAGGTTCAGTTAATAATTTAGATAGTGATGCAAAATTATATCCTGTAACATTTTGAAAAAACATAAAATTTGGAGATTGATTGTTATCTATTGCTCGTTTAGAACACCATTGAATGGCATCAATAGGAGATAAATTAGGTATAACAACATTTCGGACACCTAATGAATCTGAATAAATTCCTTTTAAATTATTTACAGGAACTTTTAAATAATCAATGAGAATTTTTTTAATTATTTCTGAGTATGTCTCTTCATAAGATTGATTTATTTTTTGTTGATCTGAAAAAAACAATTCATCAGATACAAAATGCAAAACATAACCTTCACTATTTGGAGTAATAATATTTCCGTCTGATTGTTTATAAATTCTAAATGCTTTTTTAAACCCGGCAATAGAATCATCATTAAATTTAGTGATATCAATTAAGATAGATTCAGAACCATCAAATAATAATTCAGCAGATAGCCCAACTGCATCTACAATTAAAACATTTCCACTCATAACAGGCATCATAATTGAATCAAATATGTTGATTTCTTCATAAATTGAAGTTATGTCAATTTTTCCTGCTTTGGTGACTATGACCAATTCATTTACCTTAAATTGATTTGAATTTTGTATATTCATTAAGATTTAATCACTTTTTTAAATTCTTTTTCTATTTGTGGAATAAACTCATTTTTTATCAAACGAATTTCTCTTTTAGATTCATTTTCTTCCATTTCATAATCATAATGAGTTTTCTTTTCTTTTGTAATGACTTGCGTAATTTTAGCACCATCAGCTAAAGTAAATACTTGTGTTGTTGAAGCTACATTGGCATAAACATTTGCATCAACTTGAATTTTTTCAACTAAAGAAATATTATCAATATCTGTTTTAGTTACAATTTTATAATATGCTTGAACATTGTTCACACTCATTGCCCATGCAAGACCACTTTGAACTGTTGTATTAGCAGCACCGTTTGCAGTATATTTTTCATCTACAAAATTTATAAATGTATCATATTTTAATGGCCAATCAAATTGTGGATCAATGATATTATTAAATAATAAAACAACCCAATGTCTCTCTGAACTACCATAATATTTGTAAGCAATGATTTCTGGTGTATCAGAATCTTGCACAGAATATTTGTAAAATGCCGAAGAATTATCTTTGAGTGTTTGCTCAAATGAAAATCTAGAAATTATATTTGTTACAGTATCTAAACCAGTGGTTGAATTATTACTACTGTAAAAAGTTTTTGGAAAGTAATTAAAATATTTGGCCATTATCTACCTTCTCTATTACCAAAAGGACTACCATTAATAGACCCACTTCTTGCACTAGCGCCTATCAAATCTTCATTAAAGTCTTGTTTAGTAAGGTAAGTGACTTCTTTAAACTGCAAAGTTAGTTGAATTGAAACCGGCATACCTGTTCTACCAAGACTAGGAATATTTTCATTTGGTACTTCATAAGCAGAAAAACCATTGGGTGCGTAATTAATATTAATATCTTCTAAAATACAAGTTGATACTTGTGGTATATTTGGATTTTGTGCTCCGTTGTAATAGAATTTTATATCAAATTCAGAAGGAGGAATTAAAAATCCTTTACCAAAACTTCCAGATATTTCTGGTGCTTGATGAAATTTCAATCTTTCAATAATTTTTTGAACCTCAAGAGCCTCTCTTTCATCTCTTGGATAAAAGAAAAAATCAAAGTGAAGAGTCCTAAGACTAGGAGATGTGTATAATAATTCTAACATTGGGTTTGTTACAACACCAGTTGCCGCAAAAGCACCTAAAGCACCAAATTCTCCTGCTTTATCTTTTGCTAATTGTTTTCCCATAGCTAATCCAGCTTTAATTACTGCATTTTTTATTGCTTCTTCTCTCTTGTCGCCGCCGGCCTTAATTCCATCAACGCTAGAAACTCCTGCTTCAATCATTTGTCCAAGAAGAGAATTTCCTGGAGACATATCACTATATCTTTGATGGTGTTGATAGTTTAAAGTGTCTGGCATATACAATGCAATAGCATCTGTAGTTAGTGTAGTCCTTCTTAATGCACCAAATCTTTTATCAGTTATAGATTTTATTGAACCGCTTATTATGGTTTGTGTTGATGCAGAGTCTCCAGTTAAGGATTTTGATGCTTGGCCAAATACATTGTTTATTCCGCTTTCCAATCCACGAGCCGCATCTCCTAAACCTCTAGATATTGTTGATGTTAATCCGCTCAGTACCCCATTAGTGGTTTCGTTTATTTTGTTAACTCCACCATTAAATTTTTGTACGAATTCGTTTGCGAAAGAAACAGATGGTATTCCCTGCAATATGTTTTTGACTACATTAGTTGATCCACCCCTTTCATTTATGGAATCATCAGATACGGTTTTTGATGAAAATGCGCTATTATTTTGTTGACGAATATAAATCACCATGTAATGACCTTTATCTGCATTTCCAATGTCTAGTGGATACCGATATGATCGTGATTTAAATATGCTATCTCCCTGAAGACCCGCCAACGGACCTTTATTAAAATTACTTGGATTTTTGTTAAAAAGTATATCTGAGAAACCATAAAGTGCCATGATTGTCCTAAAGAGTTATATATAGTATTTATGTCATATAAAAAAGGAATTTTCAATCCTAAGAATCCAAAGAAGTATAATGGTAATGCAGAAAACATTGTTTACCGTTCTTCATGGGAGTTTAGGGTAATGAAGTGGTTAGATGATAACCCAAAAGTTATCTGGTGGGCATCGGAAGAGTTGCCGATACCATATAAGTCTCCTATCGACCAAAGAGTGCATCGTTATTTTCCAGATTTCATCGTCAGGATCAAACGGAAAGATGGTCAGGAGACTACAATGATACTAGAGATAAAGCCAGAGTCACAGACGAAACAACCT